AATCCATCGGCAGCGTCGCGGCTGCAATTTCAATATCCAGCGTATCCAGGGTGTGCGCATAATCCTGGCTACGATCTGTCGCGATGCCGCCGCCAGCATTCGTGCCGGTGTCTGTGCGCTGAATGGCGGAAATGCGATTTCCTTTGGCCCATTCCTTCACAAGCAGCCCCTTGTCGATATACGCGGTTTCGCTCCAGGCTTTCAGGAACTGCAGCATTACGCCAAGCTCAGGCAATTTTTTATCCTGCGGGAACACTTCCCTGACCGCGTCGGTCAGTTTCCATAGGTCGTATTCCCTGACGTCTTTCAGGGAAGGGGTGTTTTCAGCGGCCAGGAGCAGGTTTTGTACGTACGAGTTATCCACGTCCATTTCCAGTGCGATAAGGGCATTTTTCTGCTCTGCCTGGATGTGGTAGGCGTATTCGCTTTCAGAGATAAACTGAGCGAGTAGACGCTGGCGGAATGGCAGGGTTGCCACGGTGATAAGCTCTGGAATTTCCGCATTCTGCAATTTCTGAACAATGTCAGTTGCGGAGGCGGCGGTAGTATTAATTTCAGGCCAGTCATGAACGATGTCAGCCCACTCTTTAACGAGCTGGGAGCGATCACCCGGGTCAGCTTCCACCCAGGCTGTAATAAATCCGTTGATGGCGCTTACTTCGTGGTTCTGCTCCAGTGGGAATAATTCTTTTACAGCCTGAATGAGTTTCCACTCAACATGTGCAGACAGTTCATCAATGCCTGGTACCTCCCGGCAGGCCTGCAGCAGATTCTGGATATAGATATTGCTTTCGTCCGCCTCAGCTGCGCCGATCTGTACGTGCACAGCTTCACTGATTTCTTTTTCTTCAGTGCCGTTAAGCAGGTGTGCAATCAGGCGCTGCGGCAGGCGCAGTCGTGCTACCGGGCGGAGCAGTGCAGGGGCGTCAGCTGCTGGAGTACTGGCTTTAGCGGCAGCGTCTGCAAGCTGCGCGCGTTCGTCCTGAATATTTACGGATTCAGCCGGTTTCGCTTTTGGTAGCCAGGTACGCCCGTCTTCCTGCAGTTCGTAACGATCACACCAGGTAAAGTCGACGACGCCTTCTTCCGGAAGATCATTTACCACCGGGAAATTAGTCAGGACAGGAAGCTGGTAATCATGGCCACGACCCACTTCGATTTCAGCATCTTCGAGAATAACCTGCGCCTGGAGCTTGGCGCGTGCTTCGGTTTTGGCGGTGAACCAGAAAATGCCGTTTGGCTTTTTAGATTTCTGGCTGGCCTTTATCAGATTGAAGAATTCCATACTGTTCCTCATTTTTGGGTGTTAAGATCCCCGGGCCATTGACAGCGCCCATTGGGTGTTGTTTTGGTTTTTCAGATTTCCAGCGTGCTTTGGTCGGTTCCGCTGGACGTAAGGCCCGCTTCGGCGGGTTTTTGCGTTTATGGCTCGTGAGCCATCTGATCGTGCCCGGCGCACTGCCTGGAGCAGTAATGCCGCTCTTCGCGGGCAAGCATGTTGCCGCGCAGTAAAAGCAGGTTGCTTTTTACTTCGTCGCCAGGCTGAAGAGGGCTTTTGCAGTAGGCGCATTTCGCACCGGTAGTTTCCTGACCGTGAATCATCGGATCCCCCCAGCCATTCAGTAAAACTTCCACAAGACAATCGTTAATACGTATGGCACCGCGCATGGTGCGCAGGTAAACGTATTTGCCGCGAACCGCTGACACATTCCAGGTGTGCCCGTCGTGCTTTGCCAGCATTCCCGGAACCACACACTGGCGAATGATGTGCATCGTGCCGTAGTGTTGATTAACCATCTCATCCTCTGCCCTTATCGCCAGGCTGGCGGAACGTTTGTAAACCTGCTGCGTGTTAATGACTCCACCTCATCCCGGTATTCATATGCTCCGGGCCGCTACTTCGTGGGCGTCCTGCCTTGGTGGTCGTTACTGCGTTTTGATGGGGTAAGTAAACCACCGCTTTACCAGATGGTCAAGTATTATGAGATAAAAAAGTACAGCTACGCTTTACTATGCTGAGAAATAGTTTGATTTGTGATGATTTAGGGCAAAAAAAATCCCAGCGCGGGGCTGGGATTGGGAGAAGGGAATTAACTTTTATTCTGAGGGGTCATCATCGTGGAATTTGATACGACCTTTCATAAATTTTTCGTACAACTCGTCCAGCTCTTTTAAGCGTAAAACGAATATCCGAATCATATTTTTCTGCTCTTCACTTGGTAACTGTCGATAAAGTTCCAGCAACCGCTGTTCGTCAGGCTTCAACCCATCCTTTTCACTGACATCTTCGCCTAATAACCATGCGACAGAAACGCCAGCGGTATCGGCAATTGCCAGAGCAGATTCTTTACTAATTTTCCCCGTTCTAAACCAACCAGTAACAGCTTGTTTGCTGACATTAGCTATTTTGGCCATCTCGGTTTTAGAGAAGCCTTTGGCGTTTAGTTCAGTCAGCCTCTCAATGAGGTTTTGGTTTGGCTCTTTTTTCATGCCGTCATTGTAAACAATCACTTTACCAATGGGTAGGCAATCCTGTGTTGACTCAATGGTAAATTGGTGCTTTACTTCGCTCACTTGAGGAGGTCCTATGACTGGTATTGAAAATGCAATTCGACAGCTCGGTTCGGCGAGTGCGCTGGGCAAAGCAGTCGGCTTATCAAAAATGGCCGTATCTCTTTGGAGACGCAATGGCGTACCGGCTGAACGAGTGCTCCAGGTGTTCGACGTAACTGGCGTCACTCCACACGAACTACGCCCCGATCTTTACCCTAATCCGACCGATGGTCTTCCGAAACAGGAGTAACCATGCAATCACTTCAATTTCAACAGAGTACCGGAACAGTTCCGGTAACGATGATAAATCGTTCTCAGGTGAAGCCGGAGTTTACCCACCAGCAGCTTCGTGCAGCAGTTCGTGCCTGGGCGGCTGCGATCGATAACCAGGACGTGGTGGCCGGGCTGATTGTTGAAGAATATCAACTCAGCGGTGGCAGCCTGGATTTCCCGACCGAAATAAACCGCCAGCGTCAAAAGCTCTTTCGCTGGCTGGACGGTGATACCGATTACGCACATGCAAATATCCGCGAGTTAACTCCGGCAATTCTTAACGTTCTCCCGCTCGAGTTCCGCACCCGGCTTATCCCACAGGAAGACATCCTTTCGCGTGTAGCGACGGCGATGAAAGAGTGCGCGGAAGCCAAGCAGGCCGTGCTGATGAAAGCGCCTGAACATCAGAAGATGAAAGAGGTGAGCGAGGGGATCGCGTCGTTGTTTCGTCTGATGCCCGAGCAGGTCGGTCCGCTGATGACGATGGTTACGTCGATGCTGGGCGTCATGTAACCGGGGCCGCTTATGAACCATGAGCAATTTATCGAGAAGCATGTCCGAGAAGAGCTTATCCGCCTGGGTTTTCCGGTTCCGGTGGCTCAGGGGGGGGGCATTTCAGGCCGTGGAATTATACCGGCGTATGTCTCAGGCAAGCCGCAAGGGGAAAATTTTCGATGATGTTTTACGACACGCGAAGTTGTGGGCAGAGAAACAAACAACCTCAGCCGACAGGTTCGAAGAAAAGCGCGTTAAGCGTACCGAACAGCGCGGGCTGTTCTGAAAGGTTGAAGACCGTGCTGGTGGAACAGCAACGGCCTTCGGGTGCAATAACTGGAAGCGATTGCGAGGTCATTATGACAAACAACATTTTAAATTACCAGGCGCGGGAGGCATAGCTATGTCGAATGTCGCCTACGCCAATTTTGCGGCGCATTCCGCCGCCAGGAGCAACCGGATGGAAAACCAGAAGACCGGATTCATCCCGTTGTACCGGAGTGTGCTTAAACAACCCTGGTCTAAAGATGTTTTCCTGCGAACGCTGTGGGACAACCTTCTGCTGAACGCCGCCCGACAGCCGTACACAGCGAGTTTTAAGGGGCGTCAGTGGCCACTGCAAACCGGACAACTGGTAACCACCTCAGCCGATCTGGGGCTGAATCTGTGCGACCGTAACGGGCAGCCAACCAGCCGCCATACGGTTGACAGAATGCTGGACATATTCGAGCGGGAAGGAATGATTTCAAGGGCTGGCGAGCGCCGGAAAGGCACTGTGATAACCATCACAAATTATGCTACATATGCTCAAAAAATGGACGATTTACCCGCGAATAAGGGTGCGCTTAACAGCGAGCATAAGTCCGCGCATAACAAACCCAGTAACGGCGCGGGTCTGGAAGGTGATGCCGCGCATAACCCCGAGCAAATAGCCGCGCTTAAACCCGCGCATCATGAACAACAAGGTAATAACAACAATATAAATACTAAAAGATCTTCGTTTCGGAATTCTGGCGAATCCCGTAACGACGCAACTGAAAAATTTCTCTCCCGTCACCCCGAAGCTACTGACGGAATTTACACCCCGGCAGGCAAATCCTGGGGAACGGCTGACGACCTCAAAGCCGCGCGCTGGATTTATCAGAAACTCCTGGTGGTCAATGCCAGCCTGTCAGAGCCCAAATGGGTTGAATGGGCAAACACTGTTCGCCTGATGCGCATGGTTGACCGCCGGACTCACCGCGAGATTTGTGAGTTGCTCGTGTGGGCCAGCGAGGACGATTTCTGGGGCAGCAACATCCTGAGCCCGTCCGGCCTTCGCAGGCACTGGGACACGCTGACCACGCAACGTGCACGTAAACCAAAAAACTCCCGTGCCAGCGCAGCGCCGCTGGATTTCGATAACACCGACTGGGCGGAGGGTCTGCTGCCATGAAAAACATTGGTACCGAGATGCGCAATTTCGATCGGGAGCAAATGCGCCGCGTTGCGATGGGAATGCCGGAGCAGGAGGCTGCAACACGCCAGGAGCATGCCGCCCAGGTATTCAACGAGCTTTTTCGCCAACTGCGCGCCACTTTCCCGGCCAGCATGTCCGTTTTTAAAACCCAGGCTGACATTGACGAATTCCGGCGCCAGTGGCTGCTGGCTTTTGCCGAGAACGGGATCACCAGTTTCGCCCAGGTCGACGCTGGTATGCGCATTGCCCGCACTCAGGAAAAACCGTTCTTGCCGTCGCCCGGTCAGTTCGTGGCATGGTGTCGCGCTGAGGAAAGCGCCGCCGTAGGTCTGCCTGACCAGAACGAGCTGGTAAAGCTGGTTTACGAGTACTGCCGCAACCGCAGCCGTTACAGCGACGCCGAGTCATATCCATGGCCTGACAACGACATCACCCCGAGCACCGTGAAATATCGCGCCAGCTACTGGCTGGTCACAACCCTGTACCAGCAGATGCGCTCATACGGGCTCACGGACATGGAGCTTAACCGCAAAGCCGGTGAGGAGCTGGCAAAAATGGTGAAACGCATTCGCGCTGGTGAAGTGATTCCTGAGCCGGTTGCGCGTCTGCCCGTAATGGGCAGTAAACCAGTTACGCGTGAACAGGGTATGGCGAAAATTCAGGAAATCCGGGCGAAGTTCGGGCTTAAAGGCGGGAGGGCTTAATCATGACAACGAATTCAGTTAATGTCGTTATCAGCTTCCTGGCTGACCGGGAAGGCAATCTCCATGAAATCGCTTCGGCTATCGGCATGGACCCAAACCGAACTTCAACGCTGCTCGGTGGCCTGCTGCGTAGCGGGAAGGTGGTACGTTCAGGGCGGCGGCGCGAGTATGTTTACGCGCTTGCACCTGACTATAAAACGCCGGAAGAAACCTTTCTGAGTCGTGTGGATGCCGTGCTCGCTGAGCTGAAAGAGCGACGCAGACTGACCTATGCGGAAATAAAAACGCTACTTGGTACCAGCGACTGTATCACGCGCGACTTC